CGTTGAGTAGTTGTTTTATATCTTTCATGTCTTGAGACATAGATTCTACTTGGGTCTTGAGGTTATTTATCTCATCATTTTTACCATTAATTCTTTGGGCGAGTTTTCTTCTCGCTTCATTTTCAATTAACGCAGAACGCCCCGTCATCAGAAGGGCGTTTGTTGCAGTATCTTTCACAAAATTTGTACCTTCAACCTTCAGTTTCATCTATCACTCCGCAGGTGTTGCAATGATACGCAAATCTCTTACACTTGGTGGAATAGCTGGGTCACTTGAGGTTAAAACAACTTTGATTGCAAAAGTTTTAAATGTATCGTATGTTACACCATTTGTTCCAGTATAAGTTACTTGATTTACTGTCGCTGAAGGACGATATTCATATTCACGATAAGTTGTCAAATCTTGAGATGGTGTTAAAGTCGGATTAATACATACCATCTTCTGATATGGTCTGTCATCAAATTCCGTACCATCCGAATCAGACAATACTTTGTAGAAAACGGAAACTTCTGAAACACCTGGTTTATTTGCGCTTAAGAATACACGTAAATCACCAGCTTCATATCCGTCAGCAAGTTTAATAGGTTTAGTGATGTATCTTGCTAGGCAAGGACCACCAGATGAATCAAATTCACTGTTCAATACAATTGTTGCAGGTGTTGTAGGATGTGCATAGTATGAAATACTGAAATCATCCAAATAGCCAGAACCTTCTGAAGTTACATAAATCGCAACAACGTTTCCGTTGGCATCAACAGTTACGTTTGCATTTGCGCCTGCACCAGTAGAACTTGTAATTGTAATCAAATTAGCATTACTGTAGCCTGAACCAGGAGCAACAATCGTGAAATCTTCCGAATTAATTTCTGCATTATCAAGGAAGTTTTCCCAAACATTTAGATGCAGACTTTCTTCAGAAATAATTGGAGAGACTGCATCATTCGTAGTTGACATAACCGCTTTTACAGTCCAATCGTTTTTGTTTCCTAGTTTCTTGCGGCGGAAACCTACAGCATAATATTCATCTTCTGCGAAAGAATATGTCGCATAAGGAGTTATTGGTGTATAAGAAGTTTCTTTTGCACCCGCTACTGTAGTTGTAACAATAGAATAGTTCAAACTAGTAACATTGGCTGAAGGATTAATCGATGTTTCCATCAACTTATACTTGTCAGCATAATACAGTGAAGGTGTTGCTTCATTCTCGAAATACAATGTGGCGGAAGTTGTGGGGAAAACACAACGGTTCAATTTGAACATCAAATCTTCATTCAAGAACGGAACGTATTCCATCGAGTTTTGAGATTTGTATAGTGTTCCCAAATAAGGCTGTTTGTCTACAAATTCATTGTTAACAGTTGTGCCACCTTTTTCTGCTGCCCACATTGTGTACTCGTCCGAATCTGTCAATACGATGAACGAATATAAACCTGGTTTCAGATAAACAGGGAAATCAAACTTGAAGTTTGTTGTTGTTGATGCTGTAGAAATTAATGGATTTTCAGAAACGTTAATTTCGCTAGGATATTTTACGACAACAGATTCTGGATACCAATAGTCAGAAGAAGGAGCACCATTAACTGTTGGTCGAATTTGAACCATAACAGGAATATTTCCATCGTCTTTTGCTCTAAAGAACAAATCAACGCTGTCTAAGAATAGTCCATAAGGATATTTTTGCGAATCGACAAAGAAAGTTTGTGCTAATGGGTCACGACCAACGGCGGTGAAAACACTGCTCAATTCTCTTGTTCCAACAACCCTCTCTCTTGTTGTGGAACCAATAATTTTGGCATCCACATCAACATTTAAAACTGTATCGACCAGAGTCGTTTTGTTTACAGTTACACCTGAAGATGTATAAACTTTGTCGGCAAAAGAAATTGCATCAGTATCGTATGTGTTATTGAAAGATTCTGTTACACGGAAGTTTCTCTGACCAGAACGGAAAGTAGCTTCAGGCATGTAAAGAGCACCACCAACTTGACCTAGCTTGTTAGAATTGTTATTTCCAAAACTGTATGTGTATTGCTTACCTGCATGTGCGGCGGCGCCAGCTACAGTAGCCACTTTAGTTGTGCCATTGTAACTTGCAATACTGAAAGATGCACCAACACCAACTTCATTATTTGAAGTGTGAACCAGGTACAAAGTATTGCCTGAAATATCATAAGAAGGAGCGTCAGCGGCAAGAGTTATTGTTGTTGAAGTTATTCCTCTTGTAACACCTGAACGATGGTCGTTTACAGACGAAATCGAATAAACGCCGCCAGTGTCAATACCATAAATGAAATTGCTTGTTAGGTTTATAGATGAGTTTTCATTTATAATTGAAACATTAGCAGAACCAGTTTCACTCATCACAACAGTGCCAGTTTTATACGAGGTTCCACCAGAAACTAAACTTGCAACATTTGCCAATAAATCAGCATAAGTGTTAGCAATAAGAACAGTTTCGCCATTAACTAACGAAGTATTAACGTTCAATGTAACGCGATTTGGAACAACAATATATTGATTAACATTTACATCATCAAAGAAACTATACATTCTTGTTGAAGGTCTTAAGCCAACAGACGAGAATACAATTCTCTTAGGTTTCATGTAAGGCTGAATAGCCAAGTCGGTAACAAAAGTACCAACATCAACTTCTGAAGATGATGTGGAAATTTGTTTTTGTGAAAATTCTGTTCCCGCTTTAGCAAAGGTAACTTCATTTGTTGTCGTAACAAAACCGAAACCTTGTTGTTGCCAACCTATACCGCTCTGCGAAACTTCATTTCTTGTTTGATACCATTTAGTATCAATAATTTGAGCAAATGGACTGTTTTTATCATCAGCCCACTGTGGACTGTTATCTGCAATGTACTTGAATGCTCCATTTATGAAGTTGAAAGCATTTTCTATTCCTTGAGTAGAATTTAAAGTAACTTTTGCTGTAACGCCGGTGTCAACATCACCTGTAAATTCTGGGAATAACTTTGTGACACCTCTAAAGTTTGCAAATAAAGCTTGCGCGATTGGAAGAGATTTGGTGTAATATTGTTGTTGAGCAAAACCAGCCGTACTGTAAGAAAGCATGTATGCCTTCTTCGTTCCTGTTCCAACAACTTTAGTTGAACCGGAAAATAAAACGTTGTTTGCTTGTAGCTTAACTTGTCTCATTAATGATGCTGGGTAAAGAGTTCCTTTATCCAACAAATTTCTATTGTCTTGTGTGCTAGTTAATTGAACAAGTTCTTTGTTTGTGAAGTTGTCAACAAGTATGCCGTACTTCGCTCTTTCCAAACCATTTGAGTCTAAAATTTTTGCATCAGCGGCACTCTTTTCCAAAGAGTTCAGAGAAACATAGTATTCAAGTCCGCGAATTCTATCTTCGAATCCTTGGATGTCTTGCATTGTATAGCGACGATTATTTTTAAAGTCAGCACGAATATCTTTAACATTCTCAGTATAAGCTGGAATCGTCAAAGTATAAATTAGCATGTCCTTTCCGTCAATAACCGGAGCAATAGGTTGAATTGCGGCTTGTCCTCTTACAATAGCAAATTCACCACCAGATTTGACAACAACTCTGTCAATTCTAGGTAGATAATAGTCATATGACATTTCAATGTTTTGTAATGGTTCGGGATTCAAACCACCAGAAAGTGAAGTGCCACCAATTGCTTTATATGGTCTAAAGTCAAATGCAGACCTTAAGCTAACTAGTGTGTTGTTTTCTTTATCGTTGAATGAAGGAACTTCATTATAATCTACGTTAGAACCTTGTGCATAAGAATCAATAGTGAATAAACCATTGAAAACCGACAAGCTCTTGAAGTAACTATATTGAACAAAGATTCTGCCTGTTGGTGCAGAGAAACCGCGTTTCAATTTAATAGTTGCATGGTCATAATGAGTTTTTCTCTGACCATTATCGAAGTCATATCTGTTAGTAATATTGTAAGAAGAATCAGTCAACATCGCTGAAGTTACGTTTGATGTAGGTGATTTGGAATCATAAATTCCAACAATCTCGTATACATCAGGCACTTGTAAGCTTACAGCTTTACCTGGAGTTCTCAAGTCGGTTAAAGTAGAAGAATTGGTAAAGTTTGTCGCACCAATACTCTTGAATATCATACCACCAGAGAAGGTTGTGGTCTCTGCGGCTGTGTTTGCGGAATAAAGAACTGTTGTGCCTTGAGTTCCACCAGTGTTCATTTCATATGGAATCAAAGAATGTAAATCTATACCACTGGTAATAGGAACAAGTTGTTTACGTTTTGTTACACCAGTTGCACCATCTTCAGCATTGTTTATTTTTGTCGTTACTAACAAGTCAACTTTAACAGTTTCAGTCACCTTCAAATCAACTTCAAAAGAAGATGTGGAAACTGAAGTTACGGTAAAATTATTATTTGATAGAGCGATAACAGTATTTGGTGTAACACCGAATTGAACGTTACTTGCACTGTCTGAGCGAACAAAACAGATAATGTTATCTTGTAGTAATGCATCAGAAATTGTACCAGAACCACTTGAGAATGCGAAACTATCGGTACCAGAAGCAGTTACAGTAAATTTACCACCAGAAGTTGTGCCAGAATATTTCTTTCTAGCATAGAAATCCATATTAGAAATAGTATTCGCTTTAATTGCGGTTTGTGGTGGGTTGAATATCAATGAAGCTCTTGCAGGCTCGTTGATAGATGCAAATCCTGTAGTTGTCGATTTAGAATCCGCGTCAATGTTACCGGCAAATGCAATGTACAATCCACCATTTGCAACAAGAGACTCGGCAGCAGTGAAGTCGGATTCAATGCTGAATGTGTTTGATGATGGAATAAACGGCAACGCAGATTGTAGATTCAATGTTGCGGTATTCGAACTTGTAATTAAAATTGGAGCAAGAGCAGAACCACCAGCATCAGTAATTCTGAAGTACATGTTTGCATATGCATTAGCCGTCAACGAAGCATTAAATGCGGCCGGTATTCTGATGGTTGTTGCTGAAGAACCAGAACCACCAAGAGTACCAGTTATAGGAGAATTATTTGCTCCAAAGGTATAAGTTGTGAATGTGTGTGAGTTACCATTCGCAGAATTTGTTGAATCGTTGTAACGAATCATGTGTGCATAAACAGTTCCAATTTTTGTGGAATTATATGCAGGTCCAGTGGATATTGAAATGCTTGCGTGAGGCACACAATGTATATCCAACTGTGGATATGTGGAAATATCTAATGTTCCACGAACATTGGCCAATACAACACTAGATTCATAATTTGTTGATAAGTCATAATCATTTACGTTTGCAACATCTCTAGCTCTATCCACACTTATTGTTGTTGGAGCAATAGTTTGGAATTCATAACCACCAACATAAGCCTTACCTGGGTCCAGTGTAACATCAAATTTTCCATTAGCTACATCACCTTCTTCAAGTGAAATGACAAATGGGTCAACAGTATAGTTGCCAGATTCGTCATAAGTTCTACGAGCTAAAGTTTTTTCTATCTCACTGTAAATTGGATAGTCAATTTCTTTAACAACAGTATCTTCAACTAGACGAAGAATTTCGAAGAACGTAGAAACGTCAGAAGAATCGATAGTTCTCTTTGAAAGATTTGTTGAAATTTTAAATCTATTTGCACCAGGGGCTTGATAGTTAAATGAACCCTGTGCTGGGTCTAACAGAGAAGTATCATCAATTTCATCTACAATAGTTTCATCAAATTCGATACCAATTTTATAGGATGGCTTAGTGTTTATAGTTGAACTATTTCCAATTCTATAGAACAACTCAATTAGCAAGAATTGTGGAACTACTTTTACAAATTGACCTTTAAAGTAGTAAACGCCTTCTTGGATACTTGCAACAAGAGAACCACCTGTGGCATTAGAAGTTTTTAAAGTGGCAAAAATATCTTCACCATAAACTCTAATATCTTCATTTTCAGCAAATTTATCACCACTCAAGTATTTAATAATAAGAGCAGGTGAAGTCGAATCAGTGGTATCAATTGCAATAACTTTTGCTCTTACAAGTTTACCGCTTCCAAAAGAAACAATTGTCTTATTCAAAAACTGTGAAGGTTCAATATCTGTGCCACCATATTGAGATTGCAATATGATATAATTTGCTTTTCTATCCAAAGAAACTTTACCACCAATGATTGGGCTACCACTTTTGAAAATGTGGTTACCAAACTTTTCAATTTGATTGGAAAGAATAGTTTGTAATTGTGTTAGTTCTCTTGCTTGGACCGAATATCCTGGACGAAACAAAACACGCATGAAGTTTTTATCTTCATCGAAGTCATCGTAGTATGGGTCGTAATTGAATAGAGTTGTCATTTATTCCTCTTAGAAACTCAGTATGAAACGGATTCGTTCCGTCTGGTCAATATCTCTTGTTATTGGTAGCTTGTCAGATATGTATAATACTTTACCGGAGTATAAATCTAGTGTAGGGTTTGTAACATTATTCACAACACGAATTGAGCCTGTTGAGAATCCTTTAATAGCTTGATTACCCGCTATTGTTCCGCGAACATTATTTACATAAAGAAAATTTTCAACCGTATCAAAAGATATAACTTCAGCGGTAAAAGTTGCTTCCGCAAAAGTTGCTCCTTGATAAACGATTTCGTCAGAATTGAAATCACCAATACCAGGTGAAACTTTTACTTTTGTGTAAAGACTGTAGCCATTAGCAGTGGCTGGATTTGTAGTTCCGTTCAAATACGGGTTTTGAACCAAAACGATTTCTCTAAAATCATTATCTACAGGAATTACTCCACCTTCTTCACCATCAAACTCAACGTTAAACATAACCGTACTTGCACCCAATTCATAAACGGGGTCATAACCATGGCCATCGTGAGGTGCAATTGAAACGGTAGCAGTTGCTCCAGTTCCTGTTCCACCAGTTACATCTGTAAATGTCAAATTAGCATAAGTGTAATAATTGCCTCTATTTTGAATGACAATATCTTGCACTTGTCCGGAAAAAACGTTTGCTTTTAAGATTGCTCCAGTTCCATCACCATCAATTGTTATAATTGATTGTGTTGTACCATCGGTGTAATTATTTCCAGAATTTGTAACAGTTACAATATCTATGGAACCTGGCTCGGCGGCAGCACGAACGAATTTGTTATATACAACAGGCATCCACTCCGAAGTCAAAAACTTTTGTTTTTGTAATGATGTGAGCGTCATCATATATTTCCACTTGTAACCATCGACAGTTTCAACATAAGGTTCTTCAAGAGAAGTTGTTGAAAGTGAAAGTTCTGGTTCTGTAGTAGAAGATGCTCCTGAATTATTTGCGAGACATTTGAAAACTTGGTCTTTCGAATTTAACACATAAAAGTTTGTATTTGCTTCATACGTATTGTAAATTGTATTTGACGACCAGTTAACTCTAGGAGTGACTAAAGAACAATTTTCTAAAGAAACCTGTTTGGCAAAAATACCTCTTTTAAAGTAATCGTTATAAGCATTAACACTTTCTAAAGGTGTTCCAGCGATTTCTGTTCCTGAATTCCAAGGTAGTTGTTTACCCAAAAAGGCGTAAATATAAGACTTCCTATCTGAAGGAAGATAAGAGTTGGCTCCGATTTCCATCAAGTTATAAACTTGTTTGGCCAATAAAATCTTAAAATTTTTCGTAATAAGTGCTGACATATTTTTATTTATCTAACTTTTTGGATGATTGCACTCAAATTATTACCATTAGCTTTAAATCTTGTATTTGTTATGATGGTATTTGCATTGACTGAAACTGCGGAAGCAACTTCTGAATAAACAACATTTACGGTAGCACCGGTTGAGGTGACGTTAATTGTTGTACTCAAGATAGCATATGATGAATTTGTAACCGTTTTAATTGTTGCGGTGTTGCCGGTCGACAAATAAATCGTATCGCCTTCCTGCAAGTCATTGATAAAGTTGACACTATTTGCATGACCAAACAATGCATTTGAGCCAGAAAGAACATTAACCGTATTTTGCAGAGTTTTATGTACGTTAGAAAGAATGATGGTATCACCAACATTAACACTTGATATCAAATTGGCCGTTGCATTTGTTGAAACGATTGTGTTTGAATTAAATGCAATATTGAAAGTATCAATCAAGTCATTTACAGTTATAAAATAGGTGTTGTTTGATATTGCAATATCTTCTTCATTAGTATCCGTCTTAACAACAAAAGTTTTGGTTCCTATTGGATGTGAAATATCATTCAATGCAGACTTAAACTTGGCATAATCTGTTTTTGTCTTAATGACATAAGAGAAATTATGATACTTTTCACCATCTTGTAGTTTCTTATCGGAACTTACATGGCCATCTGTATTTAAATAAATTCCAGGATAACGAATCAGACCATTTTCAAACTTAGCATTTGCTTTTGCATTACCATCACCATAAAATAATGATGAAGTAACTGTTGCAGTTATTGCATTTGTTGTTGTGACGTTATCTGATTTGAGTAGTTTGGTTGTGTCTAATGTGCCCTTATAATCATAAACTCTCAAAAGACCTGTGTTATCATCATAACTATCAACAAACGCTTTAAAGGTAAAGTTGGTATTTGAAGTACCTTGATAAACTGCGGTGTTGGAAACAAATAATTGTCCTTCTGTTATTGCAGTTGTTGCTAAGTCTGCATTTCTTAAAGAAACGATAGGAGCAGAAACATAATCGTAACCATAACTTATAACACGCAAAGATGTAATTGCACCAATTCTAGATGTTGTTAAACCATATTGTTCACCATCACCAACTATTTCAGATACACTTAAATTTGCATTTACCCCAGCGGCAGATTGTATAGTGATTGTTGGTAGATTATTAGCATCATAACCTTCACCACCAATAATATAAGCACCTGTAGAATGGTTGTTTATTGTTACGGTCGTAATTACACCACCGACACCAACGTTAACATATCCATTTGCGCCATATCCGGAACCACCAGTAAATATTAATATGTCGCCGTTTGAGTAGCCAGTGCCTCCAGCATTAATGTTTATTCTTCCGATTGAACCGATTTTATATAAATCATTTCTGTTTATTTTGAAAAGACTTACGTTTGTTTTATCGTTTTGGAAATTATCAGCAAAATACACATTATTGGTGTCAACATAAGTTACTTCTTTTACTTCTTCATATTTGTTATTAATGAATAATCGAACATAATTTCCCGCTTCCAATGAAACAGTAAAGTCAACCAAAGCTGATGAAATTTTATTTGTGCCTTTTGTAATCGACAAAGAAGAAGCAATTAAACTATCTGGTAAATCCTCATTGTAAAAACTATATGTTTCAACTGTAGGTTTGGTTCTATAACCACCACCAGAACCTTCAATCAAAACAAATGATATTGGGTATACAGTGAATGGTTGATATGTGGAGATTGAACTAATCGTATTAGCTTCAATTACCGAAATATTGTCGAATAAACCATCAAGCGTTGAAACTGACATATTAGAAATATTGATAGTTCTCGCTACCGATGTATCTAAGAGTGAAATGTTTGCTTTTGCTTCAGAACCCAAAGGAGCATTTTCAAATCCTCCTTTAAAATCAACAATAGAGGAATTGATATTAACTGCGGGGTCTCTAAAACCAAAACCACTTTTAATAACCAATATGTCTGTGATGCCACCTTTCGTAGTATCACCAACATATGCTACGGCGCCAATTGGATTGTTTGCAGTTGGATTTAAACCACCAACAATACTTACTGGGTCACCGTCATAATTGGTGTCAGGGTCATAACCATTGTAGAACAAACCTCTAGCGGTAGGTACAATTTTTATTTCCGAAAGTGAACCAATCAATCGACCAGTGACAGTTACTTCCAGTCCAGTTGACGAATCAACATAAGTTGAAGATAGCGTTTCACCAGTTTCAAACAATCTGTCAACATTTGAAACATATGCTTCGATATAAGAAATACCTAATTGACGGTCAACAGAACGAATAACCTTTTCGACAACCGCGGTTGCTTTGGAAATCTGTCCGACAATGAGAGTATTAGCAATATTAAAAATATTGTTATCATCAGTATCGATACGCAAAGCAAGAGGTAGAGTCCATTTACCATCAGATGCTCTTAGAATATCTTCTTTCGGCAAATAGATTTCAATTTCATCATTATACAATGCTCTGAAAAGAAACTTAATTGAGTTCTCAGTACCCTTTGATTTGTATAGATTTGTTGCTAGTTTTAAAAACAGTCTCTTATCGGCTTGTATCTCTACAGGAAAATAAGGTAACAAATCTTTTTTGAGCAAATCGAGATAGTAACTATCAGAGTAGTCAATATCATAAGAGTCTTTTAGCGCATCTATACCATAAGAAACGCGGTTGATTTGTTCAAGCCATTTGTAATATTTCTCCAAAAATGTGACGAATTTTGGGTAATCACTTCTGATAAAATCAGGTAATTGGTTTGAAACTATGCTTGATAATAGAACGTTTTCCATCAGATGATGACTGTTTTAATAGTTACACTTGTTGGGTCTTCCGCATCCAAAACAAGCATTTTATTTAACTTAGATTGTATGATATTGATTTTTGGTCTGATATGAATCATAATGTCACCAAATGAATTATTCACTGAGGTTGGTTGGAAATTATTAATTGTAATTTTACCTAGCAAGTAATCGATTGTACCAACGACACCATCATTTTTGTTTTTGTTGATAACAACTTTTGTACTTTGACTGCTTATCTCGTCTGTTTTATAATATGAAATTCTAATCTTTCCATATCTTCCCTCTAAAACCGCAGAAGCTGAGGCCAAACTTCCTCCACCACCAGTAATTTGAATTGCTGCCGTAGTGTAACCAACTCCAGGTGTCAATACTTCAACCTTGGATAGTTTTCCATTGACGATAACTGCTCTTGCTGTTGCACCAGTACCGTCACCAACAACGGTAACAGTTGGTGTTGTAGTATATCCAAAACCTGGATTAGTAACAGTTACCGACTCTAAGCCGGTGAATGAAGAAGGAATTTCTTCAAAGAAACATTTACGCGAAACACCTTCTTCATCTATAACAGTAAAGTCTGGTGACGAATAGAAGTTATCACTTGTTGTTCCTCGATTTAGTTCGAAACCGAAGTCTAACATGTAACTGTCAGATTGATTTAATGCCGGTCTAAATTTTTTAGCCACAAACAACTCTATCTCATTTGAAACGATGGCTGTATTGTAGTTATCAACAACTGTTTCTAACCCAGAATATTTAAAATAAGAATTGAATTTATTTAAGTTTGTCGCACAATAATTTTCGATTGTTGTTTTGAGACCATTCTTCAATTCAGAATCTGATACATTCAGTTTACTTCTTTCGTAGAAAACAGTAGAATTTATTTTTAAGTAATTGTAATCGATATCAACAATTTCAGGTGTAACTGTCAAAACACTTATTGGTTTTAGAATAGTGTTTTTAACGAAGTCTTTTTCTGTATCAGTAACTTCAAAACCTAATTTAGGTTTAGCCGAAATGAAAACTTTACCATAAACTGGTGGGTCATTTTCTTCACCACCCCAAACGTTCACCGCTTCAAACGAAGGATATTTTTGTTGTATAATTTTGATGTAATCGTTTTTGGTAACGGCTCTATTTTGTGACAACAAGTTTAGTGGGGCAGAAAATTTAATTTGGTCTACACTCTCTCTAACAGAACCGCCAGATGCGGGTGCAATTGGATTTACTGCAATCGCAGAATAACCACCAATGGAAAGTGTGGATGTAAAATTGTTTGCTCTGTTTGCTTCAGTGCCATTTGAAATCAAATATTCTAAGGTTACAACACCTCCATCTGGAATTTTTTTGCTGATAATGTCATCACCAAAATAAACATCATATTGACCGTTTCTTCCTTCTTGCAAATAATATACAGTTGAAGTCGAAGTAAGGTTCAAAACTTCCGTTGCTTTTGTATAAACAATTGTTTGTGTATTTGAAGAAGATTGTCTCACACTAACTTTAAGTGTGTTAGTATCTACATTCGAATCGGGTATTGTAAACAGTTGTTTTGGATTATTTGAATAACTGTTTGTATATGAGTAAGAAGAAAATTGTCCCTCATAAATCGGAATAGAAGTAAATATGAAATTGTTACCTGTCTTAGTTGTCGAAAAAGATTCTAAAGTAACAAATCTGTATGAGGTGCCATCAATTTGTGAAGATAAAAATGAATATCCTCTAGGAATAGTCAAAGTGCCTGGAGTTGAATTGTTGGTTTGAACAGTAACGTTGACAACGGCTCTAGGTGAAGAAACGGAACGCGGTGTGTAACCAACTCTTTTAGCATGAGAAACAACAGAATTTCTAAGTGCGGCTGAATCCATAAAAGATTCATTTGCAACCATATTCAAGTAATATGCATTGTAGTGCGTATTGTATGCAAGGATATCCAGTAAGACACTTAAACCGGAGCCTTCAAAATCATAGTCTTGAAACTCAGATTGTTGTCTAAGATAATTTTTTAAATTTGTTTTTATTGAGTCAAAATCTAACTCAGTTACATTTAAACGGTCAGCCATTTTTTATCTGTCTCGTTGTAGGAAGAATTGTATTGTTATTGGTTCTGTTCTATTAATTATCAAGAATCTCATGCCGACCTTAAATCCATTATTATCGAAATCTGGAGAAATTGCAACTTCTTGAACGACTACCCTAGGTTCAAAATTTTCCAAAGTCTGTATTATTTCTCTTTTTAGTGCGGCGGCAGTAACAGAATCCATTTGTTCAAACAACAAGTTTCTGACACCAGAACCTAACTGTGGCTGAAACGGTCTTTCATATCGAGAAGTTGAAATAAGATTCTTTACGGAATTAATAACCGCCAAGTCATCAACATGCTTGTTTACGTCTTTTCTGACTGGATGCATCGTAAATGCTAAGTCCAGGTCTTTATATTTTCTTGTTACTTGTGCGACTACAGTTGCCATGTCTTATTTATTAGGTGTTACCTGATAGGTTGTTTTTATATCTGTCGGTTCCAATTAAATTATTAACAAGATAGTTTTGAGTATTACCAGTTCTAGTTAATTTTTCAACTTTAAAATAATCATCTAAAATCGACAGTCCTTGTCGATAAAAATTCCAATCATGTTCTCTCCTACCAGCAATTAAGGTGTTCGCTGTAGTTACATGACTGAGAATTGTATTTACCTGAGTTGAAGTCAAGTTGCAGTAGACATTATTTTCTGGAGCACCAAGTCTCAGACTATTATTTACTGTCAAAAAATCATTAACTAAAATTGTGGTGTTAGAAATCAATTCATCACCGATGAACAGACTTGTCATGCTACCCAAAAGTGGAGTTGAATTTTGTACTCCGTCCGATTCATTGACTAACAATAGTAGTTGTTGTCCTAAGTTAACAGCATTATCATAATCAGGAAAATGCAAAGCATCGGTGCCCAATTCGTTTGTTGAAGAAACCGCAGTGTTTACTCCAGATACATTGTTTGTATGACTTTTAAAACTCTCTATTTCAATAATAAGATTGGCAACACCGGATATTAAATTTGCTGATTGAACGATATTATCATAAAACTCAATGGTAGATAAAACGATGCTTAAATTTTGTATATTGCTTTTCAATTGATTCGCAACATTGATAAGAGGATTTTTATAGTAATCCGTCATTTGAATATTGCCATTCGCAATATCATTCAATTGCCAAGTTTTTAATTCTGTGGGTGCAGTGTTTAAATAATTTTTAGCCTCATCGGTTAGATAAATCGAATCTCCGAATTTTGTCTCATCAAAATTAAAATTTAATCGTCCAAAAATACTCGACATTCACTTCTCCATTATAACATAGGTTTGATAGGAAGCCCAGTTATACCTTTTGGTGCTGGATGCTTATGAAAGTTATATATCATTCTCATTCCCATCATAGTGCCTTGAATGTCCTTAACAATAACTCCATTTATCAACGGAGCATTTACAGAAACCAATGCGTTGACTAAACCGGGCACGGCTACAGGTAAACCAGCAGAAACACCACCTAGTAGCGTGGCAAAACCTAAAGGTCCGGCAGTCATACCAGTTCCTGCATTTACTTTTGTTTCAGCAGTCACCATGTCGGCAGTTAATGAGCCTGCAACTTCCAAATCAGAATCCAAATAAAGATGGTCACCCACCGAAAGTCTTAAAGAACCTAAACCTGGTGTACCTACACCCATAACCATATCATCTGAACAAATGATGTTTGCTTTACCCTTCAAATTTTGTGTGTATCTGCCTCGGACTTCTTGAACATAATCACCATCAATTCTTTCAAATTTATTGCCTTTGACATGTACAACTGAGTCACCTTCAATAGTAATGTTACAGACACCACTAATCAAAACATTGTTATCTTTGGCAACAATTTGATAATTTTTTCCAATGATTTTTTCTACTTTGTCTCCGTTAGACTGCATTTCGAAAAAGGAACCTTGTCCACCCGTTTTTGCACCACCATGTTGTAGTCGAATTCTTTCTCGTCCACGGGTATCATCCATTTCAAACGTATGACCAGAAGCGGTCTGTGTAACGTTATTATAGGGATAAACAGGGGGATTATCAACGCTTGCTTCAGATTCTGGTTCCGACCAAGAGTAATCACCTTCCGGTTTTGTTGCTGGAGTGGAAGTAAAATTTCCTTCCGCATCCATGGTTACTGTTGAACCATCTTCGAAAGTTTGTGTGTATGAGCCGTCTGCAAAAGTTTGTGTTACTGCCATGATTATGGTATCGCTATAGTGCTTGTCGCATTGTTTGAGGTTGAAAATTTGGAAACAAATGTTGCTACAGCTCCGGCGGCAGCATCTCGCGTAGTAGAAGTAGAAGGTGCGGTCAAAGCGTCTACAACTTGGCCAGGAACATTTAGCAATCCTAATGTATCGTTTGCAAGTTTTTTACTTGCTTCAGCAATATCGGTAACAACTTGTATCGAACTATTCAAATCAGTAAATCCCGTAATGTCAGTCAAAGCAGAAAACCCACTACCTAAAGAAGCCAATAATTCACTTAAACATTCTGCAAGAAAATTCGCTAAAGCTTTTGGAAGACTTAAAATCCAATCAATCATCGCACGAACTATTTTTGCATAGTAAACTAGAACAGCGGCAGCATCTTTAATGTCATCAATAATAGATTGTAGCCATTTTATTCCTCTAAGAACTTTTTTAGCTATTTCAATAAATCTTGCTGATTCACTTTCAGGTGAGAAACCTAACGCCTTCAAAATTGCACGAATGCCTGCACGAATGCCTTGCATCAAAACTGAAAACGCTAGTCTTGCCGCTGACGCAGCCCTTCTCATTGATTGACTTATATCACAAACGTGTACTCTGTTTTTATTTGCAATATCAACAGCAGTTCCTCTAACAATTCCTTGACCCAAAAGAGGCATTGTTGGTCGGTCCGTAAATCTCACATTAGTTGCAGGTTTCGGATACGACCTCAACATCTTTTCTTGTTCTTTTGTCAGTTCAGCAAAAGGTGAAGAAATTAAAGCACTGAATCCAGATTTTGGTTCAGATTGTCGATAGAAACTATCAATTCTATCCGACCTAATACCATCATATTTTCCTAATATTGTTGGTTTCTGTGCATCAGCTCCATCAAGAAAATATCCTGTAACCCAATCTCCGATTTGAAGGTTGGGTGTTTGAGTTGAACCAGTAGTCGATTTAATCACTGTT